TAAAGCATCTGGAGAAGCAGGAGAAAATCTCCCAACAGGTTTAGAATTTTCAATTCCTGAGGTGAGGGGATATTTTGTAAGATGTTATAATCCAGATAACACAGGTCCTGGTTCAAACAGATATTCACCAGATAATACAGACTCAACAAAATTAACAAGACAAAATTTAAATATTCCAGCTTTACAAATATTTAATGAAGAAGTATCTAATGTTAAACAACATCATCATGAAGGAAAAAATTTAGTTCGTTTTGATGGAGATAGAATAAATTCTACTAACAAGTTTGGGTCAACTGATGGAGATTTAGACCACGATTTAGGTAATAGTTCTCGCAATACATATCAATTTAAAACTGATGTAAGTGACGACTTAACTCCAAAAAATGAAAGCTATTTATATTACAGTAATAATTGGACCTATGTACCATCAAGGTTATTTTCACAAGGACAAAACCTTAGTTTTTATAGTTCTTCAGAGGAATTATGGCGTTCTGATATAGGTTCAGGTTCTGTACAGCAATGGCCGTCGGGTTACGTTGGGAGTTTCAGTCCAAACGGTAGTTTTGCTGCAGAAGCATCGGGCGAATACAGAGGAAATCAACAATTAAAAAGATACAATTCATATAATAATAGGTATTCTGCATATATTAAACACGTTCATGCAAATATAGAAACCTATCAATATGATTCTCGCACTGATGGAAATATTGATAAAGGTCCTGTATTGAATGGGGGTCCTAATAGAGATACAAATTATAATTCATACACATCTTATATTGGATATAATAAAGTGTACCCGAATCAAAAAAATGAAACTCAATCTTATACTTATTATTATGCTTACTATACTGGTCAACAGGAGAGAACGATACTTTATTATGTTAATAGTCAAGTATGTGTTAACATACCTTACGTAGGGAGGCAATGTGTTAATGTACCTGTACCTACTTATCAAAATGTAAGACAAAAGAGAGCATCATTTCATTATTATACAAGAATATATGAAATGTTTAATCAAACAATAAAAGAAACGGACCAAGGTTCAACAGGAAACTTTACCACTGCTTATTCTGGAGGCAGCCCGACTAGAGAAGCCGGAGACCACTCTCATAGTTTTCTTCAAGTAAATGATTATGGTGATGGAGATACTAGACCGAATAATATAGCATTGAAATTGTATATTAAATATTAATAATTTAAATAGGTGTAAATTATGAATGAAGAATCAAAAAAATTTTGTATTGTAAATAAAGATGGTTATTATGTAGAAACAATTAACTGTTTTAAAGACCCTAAAGACGATAAAAGATATGTTATTCCCGCTGACGCTATAGACATTGAAGAACCGAACATTGATAAATTAGCAGATTGTATGCCTGCTAAATTAGATGAAAATGGTACTTCTTGGATATACGAAGAACCTATAAAACCTTTAGTAAATGAAGTAGCAATTCAAGATACTACAATGCATTCTTCAGATGTGATAGAACATGAAGTAGAAACTCCGCCACATTTACAAGATGACCCAATGATGTTTTTACGTGCGAGTAGAGACATCAGATTATATAAATCTGATATTGAAGTTTTAAAATGTGTAGAAGATGCTGTTGTTGTAAGTGAGGATTTAAAAAAATATAGAAAAGAATTAAGAGAGTTGCCTACGAATATTGAAAGTGGATTTATACCAAAACCCAAACACAATCATAATGCAGATTATGATAAAGGTAGAAGTGATCCAGAAGAATTTATTATATTTGAACATTGGCCGATTTATAAAAAATAACTCTTGACATTTATTAAAAATTATGGTATCTTATGAATGAGTATTTTATAATTTTTTATTTTGGAGGAATGGCATTTGGCATTACTCTTGTTAGTATAAAATTAATTAAAGAAAAATTAAATAAAAACTATCTAAATAGTTTAGAGAAGGCAGAAGAGCCTTCTCAGCCAATTCACTAGAGAATTGGTTTAAAAAGCAATCGCCCATTTGGGGATTGCGTTATATTAAGGCGCAAGCTGCGCAATATAATCTCGCTTTTTAAGGAGGCATTATGTTTTTAACTCGCTATTCAACCAATGACCTGGACCGAGTTTTTCGTCATACAGTAGATTTGTTTGACCGCATGGAACAAATCTTTGATGATCAAGCTTTCTCCACATCAACAACTACCAGTTTTCCCCCACATAATATTCGCAAAAGAGATAATTCATATCTTATTGAAATGGCCGTTGCTGGCTTCAATCGTGATGAGGTAAATATAACCAGAGAAAAGAATTATCTAATTGTAGAAGGCAAGAAAGAAGAAAAGAATGATGATGGTTTTGTATATCGTGGTATCGCTAATCGTTCTTTTAAAAAGTCTTTTGCATTAGGTGAGAACATGAAAGTTCTTGCAGCGGATATGAAAGATGGAATGCTATACGTTGCACTTGAGCATGAAATACCGGAAGAAGATAAGCCGATAAAAATTGAATTAGGAGAGAGTTCTGATGTTGTTTCAAGAGTCATTGACAATGTGAAGAAACTTATCGCCTAATATATTTTATATATACAGCGGTGCTTCTTCGGAAGCACCATTCAATACATCACATATACATCACATACACACACAGGAGATAGGATGTACACCAATATGCTACAATGGGAAACCGACCAAGAATTAAAAAGCTATTTTAAATCTGAATACAAAAGAGATTTTGAATACGCTTACAATAACTTCCTAGAAAATCGCAAAAGCGAACATCGCAAAAGTAGATTACAATTTTTAAAAAGTTTTTTCAAAAGTTTCTTTCTCACTGAGCAGCAAAGGATGGAAAATTATTTTGCTATGGCAACTAGTCATGAAGATTTAGAGAGAAGACAACGTGCTTGGGAAGAAGAACATTCTCATAAAAAAATTGGCGTTAGCTACTAATTATAATTTTAACACACAACACACACAGGTTAATATGACAGATGCAAAAAATCCATTTCAAATCAGACAAGAACTTTTGAATACCGCAAAAGAGTATGTTGAGTCAATGTACAATATGCAACAAAGTGCTATTGAAAGACAATTTCATTTAGCTGAAGAAGTGATGAAGAAGAATGAAGAACAAGGAATGAAAATGTTTCAACAAACAACCGAGAATCTTGAAAAATATTGCAAATCCTATCCAGGTGTTGACCAGATTCTTTCAGTTGCAAAACAATTTCAAGACTTTGTAGACAACAAGAAAACTAAAGATAGTTGATTTCATTGCTCCTAAATAAGTAATCACAAAGATTATTGTTTAGGAGCATTATGTTACACATAGGTATTGATTTTTCCATTAGCAGTCCTTGTATTTGCTTTTGGAATACAAAAGAAAAACATTTATTTGAAAACTGTGAATTCTATTTTCTACACTCAAAACCAAGTTTAAAAAAGATTGCTTTTCCCGATAACATAACGTTTTCGGAATCATCTGAATCAACAAACAATTCGGTTCGTTTTTCAGAGAATGCTATGAAATTAAGTGAAGTAATAAAAAATAAACTTGACATTCACAAAAAATATGTTATAATGCTTGAAGGATATTCTATGGGCGCAAAGGGTAGAATATTTGATATCGGTGAAGCAACTGGCATTTTTAAATTATACCTTTCAAATCAGAAAGTTAACCCCTTAATTATAGCACCAACACAAGTAAAAAAGTTAGCAACTGGCAAAGGTAACGCAAATAAATTTCAAATGCTGGAAAAATTTTTAGAAATAAATACTAGTTTACACAATTCGGAATGGATAAATGTTTTGACAACAGAAAAGCATCTACTTGCTCCGCTTACTGATATAGTAGACAGTTTTTTTATTGCTAACTCTTTTACGGTAACGTATGATAAAAGCTAAGATTGTTCAGGATAGTTCACTACCAACTGGCGAAAGATTGTTGACGTTTAATGTACGATATGGTAGACTAATTCATTCTGAACTTTTAAGACATCGTGCTGCATCTCATTCTGTGAAAAGTTCAAGAGCAATCCCTACACATAAGTATAGGGAAGAAGTTTTGAATGACCCTTATATTCCGGTTAAGTTTGGAACTAAGAAAAAAGGAATGCAAGCAGGACCACCTACTTTTTTAAGTAAATTTTATGGTGAGAAAGTATGGAAACTTTCATCCAAGATAGCATGTTTATTCCATTGGATGATGGAAACATTAAAGATACATAAGGAAGTAGCCAATCGGATTTTAGAACCATATGTTTGGGTTGAAGAGACAATTACTGTTGAAGCAAATGCTTTGAAAGAAATTGCCGAGCTTAGAATACATGTTGATGCACAAGAAGATGTGAGAAAAATTGTTGAGGAAATGGTGTATGAAATGGATAACAGTACATCAGTTCAATTAAAAGAAAATGATTGGCATGTGCCATATGTTGTTAGAATTACATCGGACGATAAAGAAATGGCATATAAAGATAATAATGGTAAGATGTTGACGGCAGACCAAGCAATTGTTTGTTCTGCTGCAAGATGTGCTAGAAGTTCTTATGCGAACCATGATAATAGTATGTCTAATTATGATAATGATGTTAAGTTGGCCGAAAGATTAGTTGGTTCAGAACCAATGCATCTATCACCATTTGAACATCAAGCGAGAGCATTTAATGATGAATCTGAGAGGGAATCAAATTCTTCAAACTTTCGTAATTTCTTTCAGCAAAGAAAGGCAATTGAAAAATCAATATGGCACTACGAAATCAATTCATGAAACCTGGCGAAACTACATTTCGCCAAAAAATTGAGTCTGTATGGAAATCCCCTAATAATACTATTTTAAAATATATTGAAAATAGTGTAGATGATAGGGGATTTCCCAATATCCAGAATTGGAAAGATTATAAAGAAGGTAAAGATGAAGTAGAATTATATTCTACTCTTATGTATTTTTTACTTAATAAGAAATTACCATTACCCAATGCTAATGAAAGTGAATATTCTATTCGTAGACTATTTTTTAAATTTAAAAATAGCACAGTAGCACCCTTTGTACATCATTATGACCTGGATAAACCATTAATTCATCGGTTATCAGGAAATAGAAATACTCAATATGAACATGATTATGATAATTGGAGTATGGGATTTTTTCCTCAACATATCACCGCAAATAAAATATCAAATTATTTTGCTGAAAATGAGAGAATGAAATGTGAGATTACAAATAGAGAAAGTCCTACATTTCTTTGGACAACTGAACATGGTATGTCTAGATTAATGGATTGTATTCGTAGAGTGGGTATTGATAATTTAAATGAGAAAAAACTTAAAAAAGCTTTTGGTTATGCAGGTCAAGTTGCCGCACAATTCAATGTGAACACTTCTAAAAACATTTATAATATTGTTAAAGGAGAGTCAATATTTGATATATCAAGTGGTTGGGGAGATAGATTAACTGGATTTTATCTTTCTAATAAAAAAACTTATATAGGCACAGACCCTAATTTAGAAATGTATGAGATTTACAAAAAAATGGCTTATACATATGAAAAATGGTTGGGTAATGATAATCCTAAGATTGTAGAACATGAAAACTTTTTTGAATTACATGGAATTAAAAATGTAAAAATTTATTGTTTACCTGCTGAAGATATTAATTATAAAGAAATTCCAAATATAGATCTGACATTTTCATCTCCTCCATATTTTAATAAAGAATTATATGGAAAAGATTCTAAAAACGAGGATAATCAATCTTGGAAAAGATATAATACAGATGATAAATGGCTTACAAATTTTCTCTATATGATACTTGACGAATTGATACCAAAATCAAAAACAACTATGATTAATATTACAGATGTAGGAACTGATGTACGTGTGAATCGTAAATGTATTTGTGATCCAATGGTTGATAGGTATCAGGATAAATTTGTTGGTATTGCTGGTTTTCAATTATCTCAAAATATGAATGTTGTGAGATATCTAAATGGACATTATACAGAACCAATTTGGACTTTTGGTGAAAATTTTATTCAAGAAAATAAAGTAAATTTAATGCAACTTTTTAATTAACGTTTAATCAATGAAGGAAATATGTGTCCTGCTTGTTATATTAACGGTTTATTATTACTTGTTTTTGGAACTTCTGGTCTTGCGCTCACAAATCATCCTATCATCATCATAATTGCTGTAGTACTTACAATTGGAGGATTCTGGTGGATGTGGATTGCTTATAAAAAAAATCGGGGTAAAGGCGGATTAGTTAAAAATTTAAAAACAACTTTAATATACATTCTTATATTTGCTGCTGGTTATTTGACAGCAGCATACCAAACTCATAGCTTCTGGGCA